TGCTGCGCGCGTTTGGGACGTGCTATTACCACTACGCGGCATCCTGGCGCCGACACCCGGAGATCGGCGCCGGCAATCTCCTGGTGGTCGAAGCGGCGAAGTGGGCGAAGGAGCGCGGTGACGCGCGGTTGCACCTCGGCGGCGGTCTAACGCCGGACCCGAACGATTCATTGTTGCGGTTCAAGGCTGGATTTTCTAATCATCGGGCTTGGACGCACGTCATTAAGAGGAGGCAAGCATGAACATGAAGATTGGCCGCGCGGCATTGCGCGATAGTTCGGCGCCAGCGCCATCGGCACCATCGCTCGACGGCAACGAGGTCAAGATCGTTGCCGCCATCCCCGGTCACACCGTGCTTGTGCTTGAGGATGGCTCCGTTTTGCTTTGCCAGGTGGTGCCGGGAAAGGTCCGCATCGAACTCGGCAAAAAAGACGCGCAGGGCCGTCAAGCCTACACCGTGGAGACGTCCATCGCGCTCGGCAACGTGACGCCTCTGCCGCCGAAGTAAAAATCTGATACAAACTGCGCCCATGAAAACACGAATCGGTGCCGGCTTTCTGACTCTCCGTCTGGAGCTGGCGCCGACCGCGCGGTACGACGGACGGGGTGGGTGCCTCCTCGCCGTCCAAGAGTCGACCGCGCCAGGCCGGGCAGCGAAGGGCTCACCGCCACGCGCTGCCCGGCCGTCCTTTTGAAAGGTGAACGGCAATGGCTCAAATCTCTAAAGTATCAATGCGCGATCTTATGCGTGAAGTGACCATCGAATTTTCGATAGATGGAGCAGCCATGGCGGCGCGGCGGCTTAAACTGGCCACATGGTTCTTCCGCATTGGAGCTCGCGTCGCTGGTTGCCAAATCCAAATCAACGATGACCCCGTGAGGGCATTGCAAAAGTCCGGACATTGGGCGGCCGCCGACTTCTTGGAGCGGCGGCGCGTGGAGAAGGTGAACGGCAATGGCTGACAACGACCCGAAGGCCGTTCAGATCGCAGGCCAAGTGCAGAGTCCTGACGTTGGCGACGGCTGGAAAAAAGACCCATCCGCTGCCGGCGGTAGTTGGGGCCCGATTCCTCAAATGTCTGGAGGGATGACCTTCAGAGAACTCGGCACGACGGGATTAAGATTTTTTTCGGGCTGGGGGCGCGAAGAATTTTTGCCCCAGCTCGTCGGCCGCCAGGGCGCTCAAAAATATCGCGAGATGCGCGATAACTCGCCGACTATCGGCGCGATTCTGTTCGCGATCAATTCGACGATGCGCAAAGTGGAATGGCGCGTGACACCTGCGGATGATTCACCGGAGGCTGCGGAGGGTGCGGAATTTATCGACGGGTGCCGCACCGACATGTCAGAAACGTGGGAGGATTTTATCGTCAATGCATTGTCGATGCTGCCGTTCGGATTTTCCGCTCATGAAATAGTCTACAAGTTTCGCAATGGCAACGATCCAGGTGTCAACCCGGACAATCCGAGCGAGGACTTGCCGCAGAGTCAGTTCGACGACGGCAAGATCGGCTGGCGGCGTATGCCAATTCGATCTCAGGACACAGTTCTCAAATGGTTTTTAGATGCGAACGGTCAGACAATGGGCCTGACACAACAGCCGTGGATCGGCCCGCTGATTGATATTCCGATTGAGAAAATGCTGCTATTCCGTGCGTCACCCTACAAAAACAATCCAGAAGGCATTTCGATTTTGAGAAATTCCTACGTTTCCTATTATTTTGTTAAGCGCATGCAGGAGCAAGAAGCGATTCTCGTTGAACGCTTCGGCGGCATCCCAGTGTTCAGCGTGCCGGCCGCGTTGATGGAGGCTGCGAACAAGGGCGACCCGGCCGCAACGGCAGCGCTCGCGGCGTTCAAAAATATCGCAACCAACGTGCGCATCGATGAGCAGATGGGTATAGTCAAGCCATCCGACACGTGGATGGACAACACCGGCAAGCCGACGGCGGTGGAGCAGTATAAGTTTGAGCTCGTGTCGCCGGCCGCACGCCAAAATCTGGACATCGACAAGATCGTCACGCGTTACACGGTGTCGATGATGACGTCGGTGCTGGCGGATTTTCTGGCACTGGGGCACGAGGCTCGCGGCACGCAATCGCTCGCGGTTTCCAAGGTCGATATGTTTTTCCAAGCAGTGGAGGGATTTCTCAACGGCATGGCGGCCGTGTTGAATCGCTACGCCATCCCGCGGCTGTGGAAGCTCAACGGCATGGACCTCAAGACGATGCCGAAAATTGAGCCCGACTTGGCGCAGCGGGTGGATCTGGACGTGCTGTCGAACTTCGTTCTGCGGATGTCGCAAGCGGGCATGCCGATGTTTCCGAACGAGGAATTGCAGACGTATATCCTTGACGCTGGCGGCCTGCCCGATGTTGCCGACCCGCGCGCGCTGCAAGCGGCTGGCCTGCTATCCGAGCAACTCGATATGGAGGACGACAAGAACCAAGCGGCGCTTGATCGGATGCAGAACCCGCCGGCGCCGGCAGCGCCGGGGGCCAAGCAACCGGGCGGCGGCACGGGCGCCGATACGCCGCTGCAAAAGATGATCCTGGCCGGCGTGGCGCGGCGGATGATCCGCAACGCGGGGCCGCGGTTCGATATTTCGACGCGCAAGCGGGTTGCGGATTCGCCGTTGAAGAAGATACTAGCCGCCCGCAAACCTCACTCGCACGGTGCGAGGCCTCGCTTATGAACATCTTCGGCAAGAGCGTAGCGCAAGAGCAGCAAGAGCAGCGCAATATCACCGACGAGGAATGGGTCAACCTGCGACAGAACCTCGCCGAGGCTCAACGCAAAGTCGCGAAGATGACCATCGCGCGCACGCCGGAAGGCATGATGAAGATGGCCGAAGAGGCCGCGAACGAAATCGAGGAAACATTCGCGGTCGGCGGAATGTCTCGCGCGCAGCGGTTTTTGAACATCACCAAAGCAATCCGCCGCCAGATCGCCATCGCTTGCGGCGGCGAAGCAATTTGGAGTGACTGACGTGCTCGCCAAACTATCCGAAGGCCGCCGCTCTATGAAAATCCGCTTGCCGTTTATAGGCGCGCGCTACGAACGAAACTGGCCGACCAAGTTTCCCGCGCGCATTGAAGGATTGCCGGTGCGCGTGACAGTCTTAAACAACGTCGCAACCTATTTCGGATGTCCCGGTGTACTCGTTCTGATGCCGTGGGATTTTCCATGGCCGCGCCCCGAATGGCGCAAGACCGATGAAGTCAAGTTTCACCTTGAGCAGTTCATCGAACAATATCACCCGATAGACAACGTCGTGGCATTGCGGGAAACGGCCAATGGCTAGGCGTACACGCCCGCTCGCCGCAAGGCACTACCAGCGCAAGGACAGCCAAGTCCGATTGCTCGCCGATCATGCGCGGCCCGCGATAGCGCGCGACTTCAGGGGCGCGATCAAGCATCTGTCGTCGGTGGTGCCGACCGATAAGGTGATGCATCTGGCGCGCGCCGGCGAGTGGCATCAAATCCTACAGGTCATTGCGTGGAATCACTTCAAGGAAGTTCTCAAGGCGCCGCTGACGCGGCTTACCAAACTGAGTCACGCCGGCGCAGCGCTCGGGGTGCAAAAGATCAATGGGTCATTCGGTCAGGCGCGCCGCGCCGTGCGGTTCCGCAAGGGCGTCACGTCGCCGACGATGCTGGACCTGCGGGAACTGTTCGACAAGGACATCGGCGACCGCTTCAACTTCGATATCTCCGATCAGAAGACTCTCGACCGCATCCGCAGGGACCAGGACGAATTGATCGCGCAACTCGACGACCAAGCGCGCGACACCGTGGAGACGATCATCGTCACCGGGTTGAAGCAAGGCCTTGGGCCCGCCGACATCGTGGGCGACATCCGCGACATGATCGGGCTGACGGATCAGCAGGCGCAGGCGGTGATGAATTACGAGAACATGCTGCGCGATCTCAACCCGGGCGCCCTCGATCGGCAACTGCGCAATGCGGAATACGACTCCGCAGTGCAGGATGCAATCGACAGCGGCCAGGAGTTGCCCGACAGCGCCGTGGCGCGCATGAGCGCCGACTACTTGGAAAACTATTTGAGCTATCGCGCCGCGACCATTGCGCAGACCGAAAGCGTGCGCGCGGTCAACGCCGGCATCCACGATGCCTATAAGCAAGCGATTAGCCGCGGAGCGCTGCCGCACGAAGCTGTGCGGCGCTACTGGCAAGTGGCGCTCGATGAGCGCACGTGCGAGATTTGCTTGTCGATACCAGAAATGAACCCCGACGGTGTCGGCGTCGGCGAGCCTTTTGAAAGCATCGACGGGCCGATGGACGACCCACCTGACCCTCATCCAAATTGTTTACCGGGTTTTGCCCGAGTGTCGGCTCACGGCATAAGGGCGGCTACTAAGCGCTGGTATGATGGAAATCTCGTCATCATCAACACTGCCGCTGGCAAGCAACTCGCC